TAGAATAGTCCTGTCCTCTTCCCTTACTTACATCTACAGTCATTATATATTCATGGTCTTTTTCTGGCTCATCATAGATCCAGACACTGTTGCCTTCTAATATTTTCTTTGGTGGTTTTGCTCTAAGGCCTAATAATGTTTCTGCATTGATAAGAGTATCACCCGTCCCAAAGAAAGTGTTCCCAAATTCTTGGTCAAACTGTAACTGAGAAGTATTGGCAATAGTTTGTGCTTTCCAATTTTCATCACGGCCAGGAACATCCCACCAATCAACTCTAAATGGTTTGTACTCATTAATTCCTTGTACAGCACCTTCCCATATCTTATGGTACATATTGCCTATACCATTAGCAGTTGATGTAATGATAACTTTTGTATCTTTACCAGATGAAACAACAGGATACGTAGAAGTATAAAACTCTGCTGCTCTTTCAACAAATGCAAATTCGTCCAGATAAAGCAAGTTCACAGACATACCACGGATAGAAGATCCTGAGGTAGCAGCAGCAATAATCCTACTGTTATTAGAAAATTCAATACTGCCTTTGTTTAATGCCTTACATCCTGGCTGTAGAAAGAATGGAAGATTCTCAAGCATTAGAGTGACTCGAGCAAGCATCTCTCGAGCAGTAGCACCTTTGTTTGCCAATACTGCAATTGTTTTCTCAGGATTGAATAAAGCAAACCATAGCAGATAAGCAACTGAGGAAATAGATTTACCTGACTGTCGACACGCCAACACAATGTTAAACCGTTCTGAATTGAACTGGTCAAACATTTTTGTTTGGTAAGGATATAAGTTAAACGGAATTAGACCTTTATCCAATGAAATAATTTTACAATATGTTTTAGCAAAGTATGAAGGGTCTTTCATACATTTGGCATATTCTTTTATTTCAGTTGCGGTCCATTCCTGGACAACCCCATCGCGTTTAACGTTGGGGTTACCCATATATGTATCATTCATTTGGTTCTATATCAATAATATCGTTTTCTTGTTTCAATAATCTTTGCAAGTCTGTGGTTGAACCAATAAACACGTTATTGGTTGTTTGACCTTGAGGTAAAGCAAGTTTCTCATCCTTTTTATCAAAGTCTTTTTTCTTTTTATGGAGGTCTATTAGGTTTCCATTGATGTCAGCAACATGCTTCATCATATTTGAAAATACTTCAAATGCCCGGGGATGTTCGGTTGCTCTTGCAACTTCCATCATTTCCTCGAGTGCATCTGTACCTTTTGCTAGTAAGTCGTGATAATTTCTTCTAGCATACTCAAAATCATTATCAGGTGTATCAGAATCCATTATGTTATATCTTCAATTGTTGTTGTAAACCCATAGTCACTATCAGGACTTGCATCAGCAGGATCAGTAGTAACAGATATTCTAGTTGTATCTATATCAGAATCACCATTTAAACCTACATCTTTTAAGCCAACAGTAGGCTTGGCTGTACGGATATAACCTTTATCGGATGTTGGTCCATAAAAGTTAACCTTCATATCAAATGTAAGATTATAAATGATTGTACGTCTTGATTCTTGTGGACCTTCGAAGTCATCAGAAAAATCCACACTTTGTAATACAATAGGGACATCTTCTTTTACATTAGGATAGTCCGGGAATGGTTTCATAGTCAATGTATATTGTGGACTAAAGTATGGAAGAATCTGTTCTAGAATTTGTAGTGCATCATCCTGATTCTTTGCGTAAATACTCAATTGGAAAGTAATTACATAGGGGACACCTGTATTAAACTTATGTCTTGAATTTGCTACAGTTGATGTCTGATTAAAGTTATTAATCTTTGAGATCTGACGTGTTACATCATATGTAAAACTCAAAATTTCAAACGACATACGTGGCAACTTAATTGCAACATTCGTATCTGTATATAGGTCAGGATTTGCTCTGATTCTTTCTAAGAATTTTTGAGCAGGAGCATAGGACAAAGGTACTTTTGTTTGTGACAATACCTGATTGTTTGCATCTGTTCTAAGTACATGCAAATTATTAAAAAGTGAACCAAAAACAGCAACTGCTGTCCTTATCTTTTTATGGTAAAAATAGGTCCCAAACATTATTTCATTAACCTTTTAATAGTAGCCAAAGCTTTCTTTCCATCTGGATGATTAGGATTAATGCTTACCTCATCTCCATTTACAAAGTCTGATATATTAGCAGATTTGCCTAATGCATTAATAGCTTTATGTAAAGGGTCTCTAGGATCATACTTACGTTCAAAACCTGGCTTACCTCTAAGTTCAACCCAAGTCTTATCACCCTTTTCCCACATCTTTAAAACGTCTTGAGTTTTACCCCGTATCAGTTTTAATTTAATCCCCTCAGATATATAAAGCTTAAACCCTTTCATTAGTTATTCTCCGGATCACCAAACGGATTGCTTTCCGAAAAATCTAAGAAATCATCAATTAGATCTGTAAAGCTTGTGTTATCTTCATTTTCAGATAGTTTGTTTTCTTCTGTTATAGACAATATTCTAAGAGCTGAGCCTGATTTAGAACCAATGATGGATCTTCCAGTAATAAAGTCATGGTACTTTCCATCATCTGCGCCAATGTTAATTATATGGAGCTTAAAGTCTGAATCTGAATATTTAGAAACTGTACCACGTATTACTGTACCATTAGCCAATGTTTGTGTTACGGTCTCACCTACTTCAAAGACTTTCAAAGAGTTTATCATATCAGCAGAATCTACTACAATGGTTGGATTGTTATAGAAGTTACCACCATGTGTTAGTGTAATCGATTCAACTTTTGCAGTGTCAGAATCGAGGAAAATTTCTGCTGTTGCTCTGAAATCAGATTTTGCGCCTGTTGGGCTTGCAATTGAAATATTAATAGCACCTGGTGAATCATAGAAAGCACCACCCGCAGTTACGTATGTTGCAACAATTTCACCATTAATAATTGAAGTAACTCTTGCTCTTGCTCTAAAGTCTTCAATCACAGCATTTGGTTCAGAAATTGTTACAGAAGGAATGAATGAATATTCATAGTCACCAGAATCTGTAATAGTAATCCCAGTAATTTTTCCATTTTCTACTACAGCAGTTGCAGTAGGAGCAGTCGTACCTGGATCAATTGCTAATTTATCTTGGATTGTAATTGTTGGAGCAGTTCCGTTTGAGTCAATATAACCTGCACCATTGTTAATAACATTAATGGACTTAATAATATTATCACCACCCAATGTAATTGTAGCAAGTGCTTGTTCGGGTGTATACTGCGTAGGCAATGGAACTGTAATCGCAGGAGATTGGTATGAATCATAGAATCTACCACTTGAATCAATATTCAAAGAAGTGATAACACCATCTGTTACGTTTGTACTCAACACTGCATCCGAAGAATCTAGATCAGGTAAACCAATCGAAACCGTTGGCCTTAGAGCATATCCATCACCTGAGTCTGTAATATTCAGAGCAGAGATAACTTCTTGTGCTGTTACATCAGCAGTGATAGTTGCAGATCTTGGAGTAGCAAGTGATAAGATATATGTGTATGCATAATCTCTTGCAATATCGTCGATTTCTTCGATACCAGTATCCAAAGTTTCTGAACTGAACTCGAACAGTTCACAACGTAGTTTATATGTTGGAAGGTTTGTTAACTGATAGAAAGGTTGTTCATGCTCAACGTGCATGATTTCAAACAGTTTCTTTGTAAATGGTACATAAATCAAATCACCTTCACGTGGTCTTTGGCCTGTGATTTCATTATCAAAACGTTGTACTGTTTGAGACCATCTTTTTCTCGAAACAACAAGTGTTACAGCATCTCTAATCTCAACGCCAAACTTAGTGAACAGGTCACCTTCACCATCAAATCCATCGACGTTTTCAACATACATTTCAACTTTATACGACGAATTAAAACGTGATTGTACGTCTTCATTTAAGATTGTGTCTTCGGCAATAATGTCTCTTGGCAAATAGTATAGGTCCTGGCCATAAATCTTTAGAGACTCTATAACGATGTCTTCATAAAGATTTTGCTCGGATCTTACACCTTGACTAAAATAAAGATTAGTGGCCATAAGTTACCCCATAAAGAAATCAGCAGGAAGTTCATGTTCAAGTCTGATTTTTTCCCTTAGCTGTTCAATCTCCTGTAACGCATCTTCATAGATTTGTCTGCCATTCAGTGTTACACCACCAGGCAATTGCATCCCTTCAAACTTAATAAGGTTTGCACCCCATTGTTGTTTAATTAATGCAGTGGTGTATTCTTTTAACCACATATCGTTCCAAACTGATGTATGAGTATCTGGGTCAATAATTTGATAAACCTCAGCTACAACATAATCACCAGCTTTAATATCACCATCTGCAAAATCACCGTGAATGTAAAGACGATTCTGTCTCCTTGCAAAATGGACTTGAGGAGAACCAGTCAGTTTCATATCCAATAGTGATAAGTATTGCTGCATTTGCTCGTAATACGCAAGGTCACCAATATATGAATGTAGATCCGCAATATCATTCAAATGCATCTGATACTTAATATCAAAGAAGTTACGGCCCGACTGTCCACGTAATGGAAACAGTCGTGAAACTTGAGTGATGTTTGAAGAGATTGGAATATACTCATTTGACACGTCATCAGAAGTGACTTCATGTTTTAGAAAGCCACGGTAAGTTGCGTCTGAATGGAATTCTCTGTAATATTGTAGAGCTTCGTCTACTCTGTCCTCAAGCTGATCAGTGTCGACATTGATTTCAATGACGGGTTCGCCCAATCGGCGGAGGCAGTATTCGATTAGCGTGTCTCTACTAGTTGGATTAGCCATAAAAAAATACCTCTAAGCGTATAGATCTTAGAGGTATTTATAATAATTTTTTTGGCTAGTTTATGCCTGGAGTTGACGTACTTCTGTTTCTTCAGGTTCCTCAGGGTTCTCTAAAGAATTTGTGAGCATTCCAACGAATGCATCCCGACCGATCGACAACTGGTCAAGATTAAAGCGCGCGCTTGATAGTTTACGCTCAAGGTCTTGGATGTGGTTAACCATCGCTTTTTGCTCATCTTTCATGTCTTCATAAAAGTACTCAACATCATTTACCATAATGGGTGTCTTTTCTTCTTTTCCCATTTTGTTTCCTCCAATTAGGGTTAAAATCAATGCTGGATTTTTTCAGCCAGCATACTATATATAACACTTATTTGGCTGCAAGTTGAGCTTTTAAATCATCAACCTCATCTTTTAGTTCTTTAATTGCTTCAATAAGAAGACCAACCATGTTGCCATAGGCAACAGTTTTAATCCCTTTATTGTCTTCACTTACAACTTCTGGAAGTACTTTTTCAACTTCCTGAGCTATAACACCAGCATGACGAGGCTTTTCTTCCATGTCATTACGGTTAAAGGTAACACCACGGATTGCCTTTACTTTATCCAAAGCATTTGGTATAACTACTACATTTTCTTTTAAACGTTCGTCTGAGTATGCCGTAACATTACCAGAAGCAGTCAAGTTACAATAAATGTAAGTGGTATCTGATGTGTTTGCTGTACCAAACACTGCAAAGGTAAAGCTTCCCGAGTTATTCCAAAGTTGTAGTTTACCTGCACCGCCAGCATTACTACTGTTATTTGAAATAAGCCATAAATCCTCACCGCCGCTGGCTGTTGATTTAATTGCTACTCTTGGCCCAGCTGCGTTATTACCTTCAATTGTAATTCCACCACTACCTGCTGTGGTTACAAATCTTCCACTACCATTATTTACTCCTAGATAAAAGCCAGCTGCAGGATCCACATAGTAAGATGTGTTGTTGCTATCATAGAATAGTGGTGCTCTCATCGAACCATTAGATTGCCACAATCCATTGTTCAAAATCCAACCAGAAGTATATGCAGCACTAAAGTCAGAGCCACCTGTGGCTCGTCTAAATACCCAGCCACGACCAGCAGTATCCATAGATAGATAGGTGTTCCATCCGTCACCATTACCTGTTGGGTTTGCAAAGTTGCCACCGCTTGATTTGAAGCCAATAGCGGATGTTGTTGTGCCGCCAGTATAGTAGAAAAAGATTTGATTGTCTGTGCTCGTAGTGCCAACATCACCACGGATGGCAACTCCCCGCATACTAGAATAGCCTGCAGGATTAACATAATAAGATGTGTCGTTACTATCATAGAAGATGGGTGCACGTATATCCGTATTATTATAAAGAGTGCCTCTTGTATCTATTGCATAACTCGGAGAACCACCACCAAGACCGCCCCAATCTCCAGCAGAGCCTATTCCTATATTGCCACTTGTATTAGCCATAAAATAACTAGTGCCATTATATCCAGCTATACCATTATGCGGGTTCCAAGTTGTGCTATTAGCATACCCCATAAAAAACTCTTGACCGTGACCATCAGTTCCTAAAACAAACTGATAGCCCGTTCCATTACTTGTAAATTGTAATGTACCGCCGTGATTAGTGTTGGTAGTAGCAGTATTATTAAGGCTTATTACAGGATAGCTACCATGTGCTTGTATAATAGGTCTTTGGTTTGTATCACGTAGTGTGTATACTGGCGTATTTGTTCCTACAGTAAGTTCATTACCTTGGCTGCCAGATGTATTTCCATTAATACTTAAAAATTTAGAAAGTCGTGATCCACCATTGCCATCAATATAATAAGATGTGTCGTTAGTGTCGTAGAAGATAGGTGCACGTACTGACTGATCACTAAATAAATTACCAGTTGGATCAATCCAAACCCTTGTTCCTAATGCCTCTCCATGATTTCTAACTTGGAATTTTAGACCACTTCCGTATTGACCGTCAGTAGCAGTCTCCTTGTACATCTTGACAATGGCGCCTACAGTGTAGCTACTTCCAGTGTATTTGTAACCTAGGACTAATTGACCACCGATATTAGCTGCAACAGAACTTGTATCATACATACCAAGTCCGTTTCTAACATCATCACTGGCTCCTATAGCCATGTATGTACTGTTGTTATTATTTACTTGTAATTGATAAAGATTTGAAAGGCTGTCTCCGTGTATATAATAACTTGTGTTGTTATAATCATAGAAAATAGGTGATCTTATATCACCATTGTGAGCTGCTAAAACGGTTGAATAGCCATCTCGGCCTAAGTAAATTGTACTTGCAGCAGACGAAGCGTAAATATTTAAGCCACTGGCCCATTCATAAAATTTAAAATGCTGACCAGCACCATCTGCTCTGTCAAACGAAAGTTGGGCAGAGTTGCCAGCAAGTGTTAAGGTGCTAAAAACAGAAGTGCCTGCAGGATCCAAATAGTAAGATGTATTATTATTTAAATATAATACTCCCCCACGTTCTTTTCTAAGATCCCAATTGCCCCAATCTGAATATAAAAACCCGTATCTAGTTCCATCGCCATATAGTTGAAATCTAAAACTGTTGTCACTGGCTTTCATGAATAACCCAGCGCTACCAGTGGATTCAGTAGCAATATTTAAATTTCTACCTGTGTCTTGAAAATCACGTTGTACTATTCCTGAAAGCTGAACACCATCGAGCAAATCAGCGTCTAAACCAGAACCAGAGCC